ATTATATTTGAAGAAAAAAACTATGAAGACTATTTTAAACACCTCGACTCAAGAGATCAAAAGGTTGGATGATCGTAAAGCGGAAACTTTGGTATCAGCATCAAATTCTCCGTGGAAATATGTACCGAAAAAAGAATGGAAAGAAAAGGTACGTGATGTTAAAAAAACTGAACCTAAAAATGAAAAAAATGATACAGATAAATCTAACAGAGGAAGAAATTCTAGGAAATCCAAATGATTCTGATTTGGGTGGGTACATTCGAAAAAAATATTTTGATAAAAAAACAAATATGGAACAAATTAATTCAAAACTTTTGGAGAAAAAAAACCTAGACAAAGTTCTTGCTAAACTTAGACAACCATGTCATGTTGATTTTATTTCTTCACTCCTCAAAGTCGATAATGCTCAAACTTTGATGGTAATTAATTATTTGGTTGAAAATGATTTAATAGTTGAAAGTCCCTCATATCCTGGTTATTATTCTACTGTAAAAAATTATAAAAAATGAGTATAACAGCAGAGTATATTTGGTTGGATGGTTACAGTCCAGAACCGAATCTCAGAAGTAAGGTCAAAATAATTCGTGAATGGCAAGGAAATCCAAAGGATGTTGTTTTTTTTCCTGAGTGGTCTTTTGATGGTTCATCAACTCAACAAGCTGAAGGTCACTTTTCAGATAGAATTTTAAAACCTATTCGAGTAATACCTAATCCATTTGATAAAACTTTCTTTAATCACCGTAATATACCTAAAAGTTATTTAGTTTTATGTGAGGTGATGAATCCTGATGGAACACCACATAAAAGTAATTTACGAAATTTATTACCTGATATTGATCAAACATGGTATGGTTTCGAACAAGAGTATACCATCATCAAGGATGGTCGGCCACTTGGTTTTCCAATAAATGGTTATCCACAGCCTCAAGGAAAATATTATTGTGGTGTTGGTAGTAATCAAGTACACGGTAGAACATTCGTTGAAGAACATATGAATTTATGTTTGTGGGCAGGATTGGATATAACAGGTATCAATGCTGAAGTATTACTAGGACAATGGGAGTTCCAAATTTTTGGTAATAGTCCTAAAAAGGCTGCAGATGATTTATGGTTAGCAAGATATATTTTACAAAGATTATCCGAAAAATGGGGATACAATATTGAGTTTCACCCAAAACCCGTGGTAGGTGATTGGAATGGAAGTGGATTGCATTGTAATTTTTCCAACAAAAAAATGAGAGAAGAAGGTGGTGAAGAATACTTCAAATCAATTTTTAGAGTATTTGAAACCAGACATAATATTCACATAGAAAATTATGGTTCATCAAACGAATTGAGACTCACTGGTAAACACGAAACACAATCGATCGATAAATTTAGTTGGGGTATTTCAGACCGAGGAGCATCTATAAGAGTTCCGATTCAAACTGCAAAAGAATGGAAAGGATATCTTGAAGACAGAAGACCAGCATCAAATGCAGATCCATACAAAATTACAAAAGTTGTTTTGGATACACTGAAAGTTGCTGATGAACTTAACGTTGTGCATAAACATATGTACTACGAAGGAAATTATGAATCTATAGAGACAAAATATTCAACACTATCGAATGAAGAACTTTTATCTGATTTTAAAAATGAAGATACAAATGAGTACGACACTTGTGTAATTTGTGGAATTAAAACCAGACAACTCAAGTCAGCTCACATCGACACCCGAGTAGGCTATATTGAAGGTGGTGGACAAGGTTGTGATGGATCCTGTGGTACATTTAAATGATTCGATTATGGAAAACAAGGAAATGGTAAATCATCCCTCCCATTATGGGGGAGCTGAAAATGTCTACGAAGCAATCAAAGTAATCGAAGCGTGGGAATTAGATTTCCATCTTGGAAACACTGTCAAGTATATTTCAAGAGCAGGTAAAAAGAATCAAGAAAAAGAATTAGAAGATCTTTTAAAAGCAAAATGGTACTTAGACAGGAAGATTGAAAATCTCAAAAAATCAAAATAGAATACACTAATTTTTTTTTAAATTTAGAATATTTATATTAAAGTTTGATATGGATATTTTAATCAACGAAAAACAATATAATTCACTCAAAAATGTTTTGAGTGAAAATTATATGATTAATGAAGCTCAATGGTACAATACTTTGGGTGATATTGTCGGAATATTTGATCCTTCAGGTGTTGTGGATTTTGTAAACGGTATTTCATACTTAAAACAAGGCGATACTGTATTTGGGATATTGTCAATGATTTCAGTATTTCCTTATTTAGGAGACCTAGCCGCAAAACCATTACTTTTTTTAGGAAAAGGTAGTAAAATTATAAGAAATGCTGAATATGCACAAAAACTGGCCAAAATGGGTAAAGTTGACGAAGCGACAAAAATACTAACAAGATTAGGTGAAACAAATAAATTATGGAGAAAATTAACAAATAGTGTTGATAGATGGGGCCCAGCATTGATAGCTAAAGTTAAAAAAGTTCCTAGTTTAGTTTTACCATTTGGACTTAAAAATGTAATTATAGATTGGATCAAATTAATATTTAAGACTAATTCAGGTTCAAGAGCCGCAGGTTCTTTAGCTAGATCAACTACAAAAAGACTCAGTAGAAAACCTGGAGCTCAACTTACACAAACCGAAGCTGAAAACATTGCAAAACAAATGGCAGATTTAGCTCGAAATGACCAAAGATTATTTTTGGGTTTAGGTGGTAAACCTAAAGGGGGTATGTTTTCAGATCCGAAAGGATACGCAAAATGGTCTTGGGAAAGTTTTAAAAAATATCCATTCAGTGGTGGTGTTGGTAGATTGTGGGGTAACAGACAAACAAGGGCGTTAATGAGAAAAACAAAATGGTGGTTGGGGTTTTTGGATTTTATTGGTTTAGCAAATTTTGTTGGGCCAGATGAATTGGAAAAACAAATGGGAGATTATTCAGATGAATTAAATCAATACTCACAGACAAGAGAAGCTCAAAGTAATTGGAACGATGATTTTGGTAATTTAGAAGCTGATTATCGACCAATTGAAGAACCTAGTCAACAACAATCCACGCCACCACAATCTGGAAAACCTGAGAATAAGAGTGTTTTTTCAACATTATTTCCCGGTTTATTTTAAAAAAATTATGAAAAACGAGGTTATACAAAATTTATTAATGGCACAAAACCAAATGAAAATATTTCATTGGCAAACAGATTCCTATGCACAACATCAAGCGTTTGGCTCAATATATGACCAATTGAGTGATTTAATTGATTCATTTGTTGAAGTCTGTATGGGAAAACATGGTAGACCTCAGTTTGAACATGGATTGAATTTACCTTTATTGGATTTGACTAGTGTGGATGTTATGGAATATATTGAGTCAGTAGTGGAATTCTTGATTTCATTGACAAATGTATATGATCCAAGTTATGATAGTGATCTATTAAATATAAGAGACGAAATGCTCTCAGAATTCAACAAACTCAAATATTTGCTTACACTAAGCTAATGAAAAAAATTATATTAGAAAGTGGTCTTAGGGATATTAAACAACTTGCTAGACGATATAAAAAGGCAAAAATTTATTACCACCAAGATTTAGATGGAGTTACTACTGCTTTAGGAATGAAAAAATACCTTGATGACAATGGTATCAAGGTAGTAGATTGTGAAATAATTCAGTACGGAGACAAAGAATTTTCAATAAAAAAACCTGATGCTAACGGAGATGTAATGCCCGTGTTAGTCGATTTTGCCCACGGAAAACCTATGTTTGTGATACACACAGACCACCATGATAGACAAGCAGGCGCTGAAGAAACAAAATCCAAATATTTTGGACAATCAAGATCGAACGTAGCTACCATATCTCAAAAAGTTTCTCCAGTGGAGATATTTCCAGATGAAGATATTAAATTGATATCAATGGTCGATTCAGCCGACTTTGTTAGAAATGGAGTCACAACAGAGGACGTAATCAATTATATTTTCAGACTAGACAAACAAAAAGAAATAAAGAGGAATAAAATTCTTCTAGGTTTAGTTTGTAATAAACTATTATTGGCTTTCAAAAACAAACCGGGTTTTTTAGATGATCTAGTAATGAATTGTCAACCTTCACTATTGTCAATTTATAATAGAATCAAAAAACAAATAGTTGAACGTGGTTTTGCTAAACCTGAAATGTTACAACAGAATATGAGGGATTATGTACGACAAATGGAAGACAGTCCAAACGTGAGACTTGACGATTCAATTATCGTACAATATGGTGGAGGATCTATGATGAAACCTGGTTCGTATGATAGGTACACACCGTTTAAAAATCATCCAAACGCTGATTTTTTAGTGATCGCATGGCCAATGGGACTTGTTCAAGCGAGTTGTAATCCATTCAAAGAAGAGAGAGGTCTAAAAGGTGTAAACCTCGGAGAAATTGCGCAAGAAGTAATCGGAAAATGGGAAAAACAATTGAAAGAAAGATTTGTACCACTATCCACAATAAAATATGTTTCAGAAAAATCCGTTAGGGATGAGTCCGTTGGGTTTACATTCAAAGATTTTTCAGCTTTGTTCGGAACAAAATATTCTGGAATTGGATCGGATGAAGATTTGGAACAAATTATTCAAATTATGAAACGTCCCTACTATAACTTAAGCGAAGAGGATTTTTCAAAGTTAGACAATGTCAAAATAAGTTGTTGGGATCTGATCCAAGCAATGAGTGGTGGTCATAAATGTATAACAAACATTTCAGGTCTCAATTATTTGGGTAGAGCTAAAAGACCACCAGAGGGTTCATATAGATACGACCCTGAATCTGATGATACTCCTTATGTGAAATTCACCAAAATGATACAAAACGAGTTTGTGGAAAAATTAAAAGAAAAAATCAGAGAGAGTCAAAATGGAAATTGAAAAACTACTTGAAGATTTGAAAAACCTTCAAGAAAACAAAACAGAATTCTTCAAGTTGGTTTTTGGAAAACAAAACATCAAGGTTGAAAAACTGATAGAAGAAATAGATTTTTTGCAAAAAGTAGTGAAAAACGATACTTTGTGCAAAAAATTACTTTAGGAGTCTTGAAATTAATCGACGTAATCCCAACGATACGTTGTCTGGAAGATTATCTTTCGAAAAATATCCACATTCCGTGTGTTCATCACCATCGATTGCATTTTCCAAATCAGGAATCAACTTATTGTTTTGTCTCGAAATGAAAACGTAGAAAAGACCTTTTGATTTAAGTCCACTCCTGTT